TCAAGACAAGTTCCGTGAACTATACGAACGTGCTGAGCGTAACACAAAATTACGCAAGAAAACAGTTGCAGCAAGTGAGTTGTTTAGTGCATTTATGGAAGAGCGCAAGAACACAGGACGCATCTATTTACAGAATGTAGACAACGCTAACGAACACGGAAGTTTCCTACCAGAACTTGCACCAATTAGACAGAGTAACCTGTGTGCAGAGATTGACTTGCCTACTAAACCACTCAAAGACTTGAATGATCCAGAGGGCGAAATTAGTCTATGCACACTAAGTGCAATCAACTGGGGCAACATTAAAACCCCAGCAGACTTTGAGCGTGTGTGTCGTTTGGCAGTGCGTGGACTTGATGCACTACTAAGCTATCAGAACTATCCAATCCTAGCAGCACAGCTATCCACAGAGAAGCGCCGTCCTTTAGGCGTTGGCATTATTAACTTTGCATACTGGTTGGCCAAGCATGACTTAACATATCAAAACATTGATACAGATGGACTTGCACTTGTAGACGAATGGGCAGAAGCATGGAGTTACTACTTGATCAAGGCAAGCGCAGATCTTGCAACAGAGCTAGGTGCGCCATCAGGCAACATGGAAACAAAGTACGGACACGGTATTACTCCTAATCAAACATACAAGAAAGACTTGGACGAGTTAGTTCCACATGTTGAAAGACAAGACTGGGCAGGACTGCGTAAACAACTTAAAGAAACAGGTATCCGCAACAGCACACTAATGGCTCTTATGCCAAGCGAAACAAGCGCACAGATTGCAAATGCTACAAACGGCATTGAGCCTCCACGTAGTTTGATCAGTGTTAAACAATCAAAGCACGGTGTACTAAAGCAAGTTGTGCCTGAGTTTAAACGACTAAAGAACAAGTACGACTTGCTGTGGGATCAACAGTCGCCAGAAGGTTACTTAAAGATTATGGCTGTACTACAGAAGTATATTGATCAAGGCATTAGTGTTAATACCAGCTACAATCCAATCTTCTTTGAAGATGAAAAGATTCCAATGAGCACAATGTTGCAGCATCTTTTGATGTTCTACAAGCTAGGCGGCAAGCAGTTGTACTACTTTAACACCAATGACGGACAAGGCGAAGTTGATGTAAACAAGATGATGGGCGAACTTGAAGTTGTTGAAGTTGACGATGACGACTGCGAAAGTTGCACAATATAATACTTGACATGCTCTACGGAGCGTGTTACAAACATATAATGATAGCATATTAAGGAATAAACATGAGCGTTTTTAACACTGAAAACAAAGCAGACCATACTAAAGTTTTAGCATTTCTAGACCCAACAGGTGGTCCTACTATTCAGCGTTATGACACGCTAAAGTACAAGAGCTTTGATCAACTTACAGACAAGCAACTAGGATTCTTTTGGCGTCCTGAAGAAGTTGATGTAACCAAAGACAGCAAAGACTTTAAAGCTCTTAGTGAACACGAGCGTCATATCTTTACAAGCAACCTAAAGCGTCAGATCCTACTAGACAGTGTACAAGGCCGTGCGCCAGTAGAAGCATTTGCTCCTATTGTAAGTTTGCCAGAAATTGAAAACTGGATCCAAACATGGACGTTCTCAGAAACAATTCACTCACGCAGTTACACACATATTATTCGTAACGTGTACAGCAACCCTAGCAAAATCTTTGACGAGATGATGGACATCAAAGAGATTGCAGACTGTGCTGGAGACATCAGCAAGTACTACGATGGACTTATTGAGTTGAGCAGTTGGTATAACTTGCTTGGCGAAGGCACTCACACAGTCAATGGTAAGAAGATTGTAGTCGATCTTTACGAACTAAAGAAACTACTGTATCTTACATTGATGAGTGTTAACATTCTTGAAGGTGTACGTTTTTATGTGAGCTTTGCATGTAGTTGGGCGTTTGCAGAAATGAAACAAATGGAAGGCAATGCCAAGATCATCAAGTTGATTGCACGTGATGAGAACTTGCACTTAGCAAGCACACAAATGTTGCTGAAGATCCTTAAAACAGACGATCCAGACTATGCAAAGATTGCAGAAGAAACAGAAGAAGAATGTATTGCAATGTTTGTAGAAGCAGTAGATCAAGAGAAGGCATGGGCAGAGTATTTGTTCAAAGATGGATCGATGATTGGCCTTAATACAGAGTTGTTGAGTGGATATATTGAATGGATTTGCACACGTCGAATGAATAACGTAAACTTAAAGAGTCCTTACACTACAAAGAGCAATCCGTTGCCGTGGACACAGAAATGGATCTCAGGTAGTGAAGTACAAGTTGCCCCACAAGAAACAGAGATTACAAGTTATGTTAGTGGCGGCACAAAGCAAGACGTTGGCACAGACACATTCAAAGGATTCAGTTTATGATTGAAATTTACGGAAAGCCACAGTGTCCATTTTGTGATAGAGCAAAGGCATTGTGTGAAACACGACAGCTCCCATACAAGTATTTTCAACTCGGCGAAGACTTTACCCGTGACGAAGTATTGGAAATGTTTCCAGGAGCACGTACCTTCCCACAGATTAAAGTACACGGAACTAAGATAGGCGGCTATGATAAACTAGGCTCGTACTTAGAAGAAACCAACTATAATGGAACAGGATATTCACTATGATTATTGAAACACTATATAAAGCAAACGATACAATTACTATTAGAACAACCGCAGGCGAAGAACTTGTAGCACGTTTTGTTTCTGAAGATGCAAAGCATCTTGTTGTAACCAAGCCATTGGCATTACAAGTAAGCCAGCAAGGTATTGGACTAGGTCCATGGACATTCACAGTTGATCCAGCCAGTACTATTAAGCTAAATATGCATAGTATTGTATTTGTCCATAAAACTGAAAAAGATATGGCCAGTCAGTATATGTCAGCAACAACAGGACTGACACTAGCATAAGGAGCATACATGCCAGGCATAGTTAGAGCAGAAGTAGACAAACACATAGGACATGCTAGTCCAACACCTAGTGACTTCCATCAGTTTAAATATGTTGCTGGACAAACAACAGTTTTTGTTAACAATAAACCTGTAATTAGAGTCGGCGACAAAACACAGTGCGGCGACCCGGCTGTTGGTTCATCTCCTAATGTTTATGCAGAAGGTAAACTAGTGCATAGACAAGGTGATGCCACAGCCGGGCACGGTAGTTGGGTACCTAATGCAGCAGAAACTGGCAGCGGAGATGTTTACGCAAATGGCAGTTAAGGGTGGGTTTGGTTCATTTAATTTTCCTCCAAACCCAGACATTGCTGGACTTCTACAACAAGCAGCAGCAGAACCCGATCCTGTTATAAAAGCACAATTAACTGCTCGTGCCTATACAGTTACATCACCGCTTACTGAAGAAGAAAAAAGTTTATTTGGATATTTACAAAAAGGGTATATAGAAAATAATCCTGGACTAGTTGGTAATAGACAGACAAGTTATGTTGGAAAATCAGGGATAGACGATATTTTAGAATAAATACTGTATGAGTATTATAAAGAGAGCAGACAAGGGTTCTGCATTAAGTTACAATGAAATGGATGCAAACTTTAATGCTATTGCACCACGTGATAGTGCAACAGGTGCAATTGAAATACCTGCAGGTACAACAGGCCAGCAACCGGCATCTCCAATAGTTGGACAACTTAGATTTAATATACAACTAAATTTATTTGAAGGATACTTTGATTCAGTAGGCTGGACGGCGCTTGCAGCTTCAGGAGTAAGTGGCGAAGTAAATCAAAATGCTTGGGCAGAAATAGCAGTTGTAGGACAATCAAATGTTGCAGCAGATCAAAAATCAGACCTATTAACTTTTATTGCCGGCACCAACATTAGCATTATAACTGATGCAGCGGCAGACAGTATTACATTTAACAATACATTTACTCAAGACTTTGCATATAGTTCACTTACAGGAACACCAACTACTATTGCAGGGTATGGCATCACAGATGCATTTGATGGAGCATATAGTTCACTTACCGGAACACCAACTACTATTGCAGGGTATGGCATCACAGATGCTTTTGATGGAGCATACGCAACCCTAACTGGAACACCATCTACATTTACTCCGTCAGCACACAATCAAGCATGGTCAACTATTACTAGTACACCAACTACTATTGCAGGGTATGGCATCACAGATGCTTTTGATGGAGCATACGCAACCCTAACTGGAACACCTACTAATATTAGCACATTTACAAATGATTCTGGCTATCTTACAAGTGAAACTACAACTACATTAATAGCTGACAGTGCAAATACAAAACTTGTTTACACTGATGAAACAGGTACAGCAAATGATGTAGATTTGAGCTGGGCTGTAGATGACACAAACCTTGCCCGTATCACAAGCGGTACTGTAAATGGTGGCACAGGCGTTGCTACATTCACAAGAGACGATGCTACAACATTTACAATTGACTTTAGTGCTTTATTTGACGATACGAACTTAACACGCATTACAAGCGGCAGCGTATCTGGATCAACGTTGACGTTGAATCGTAGCGATGCTACAACTGTTAGTGTAGACGTAAGCAGTTTACTGGATAATACCGACACCATTGACTATATTAACGCTGCTTCATTTAACACAACAACAGGTGTGTTATCGTTAACTGGTGTAGGTGATGCAAGTGCAACAGTTGACTTAGATGGAAGATATTTAACAAGTGTTCCTGCACAAAGTTTTGCATCACTTACAGGAACACCAACTACTATTGCAGGGTATGGCATCACAGATGCATTTGATGGAGCATATAGTTCACTTACCGGAACACCAACTACATTTGCTCCATCTGCACACAATCAAGCATGGTCGACTATTACTAGTACTCCAACTACTGTTGCCGGTTATGGCATCACAGATGCCGGTATATCCAATGTTGTAGAAGATACAACACCACAACTAGGTGGCAACTTAGATCTAAACGGAAATGAAATACAAAATAATGGAAACATTATTTTACACCCAACATCAGGAAGTGGATACGTGGGTGTAAACAGCACAACTGCTACAGGTGGCAAACTAGTACTCAATGCTGACCAAATTGGCACTCCGTCGTCAAGTGCTACTAACTGGAGTTACATAGAAGTAGAACGCGGCAATTCACTAAATGTGAATATTAGATGGAATGAAGGCACTGATACATGGGAGTTTACTAATAACGGCTCTACATATAGTCCGCTTGGCGGCACCGGCGGAAGCAGTTATGCTAACTCTGATGTAGATGCGCACCTTAATGTTTCAGGAGCATCCACTAACGAAGTTTTATCATGGACTGGATCTGATTATACATGGGTTGCACAATCAAGCGGCGGCATTGCAAGTGTTGTAGAAGATACAACACCACAACTAGGTGGCAACTTAGATCTAAACGGAAATGAAATACAAAATAATGGAAACATTATTTTACACCCAACATCGTCAGGCGGATACGTAGGCGTAAACAGTACAACTACATCAGGTGGCAAACTAGTACTCAATGCTGACCAAGCTGGCACTCCGTCGTCAAGTGGTACTAACTGGAGTTACATAGAAGTAGAACGCGGCAATTCAGTAAATGTGAATATTAGATGGAATGAAGGCACGGATAAATGGCAATTCACAAATAATGGATCAACATATTACGATTTTGTAATTGCAGATACTGATACTGGTATTTTGAGTGTTATTGAAGATACAACACCAGAATTAGGTGGCAACTTAAATGTAAACGGTAATAAAATAATTTCTATAGGTACATATGGTACAGTACCTATAGAAGTTAATAGCAACTCAGTTGCTACAGAACTTGTAAAATTTGGATATGATCCAATTAATCCTACAACACCTGACGCAAATCGTTATGGTACAACATTTACAGATAAAGTGTGGATTGACGCAAATCAAAACCAAACATTTGATTTATACGACATAGTTACTGATACAGCTGATATTACTTCGGATGCTGGTATCGAAATGACCTTTAAAGCTACTGATGGTCAAGGCGCAGTTCAAACCAGAGCCTCAATTTGGCACCAAAACAATTTTCTAGGTATAACTTCTCACGATAAAAATAATGTTTCTCCGCAAAGCAATTATTTGCAGCTTACACTTCGACCAACATTAGGCGCAAGCGGCGGTCTTACAATCAGTTCGGTTGTAAACAGTGTTGCTACTAATTACAATGTTGTAACCGATTATAATATTGAGAATAAAGTATTTTATTCAATTTTTCAACCAACTGACTCAAGTAACACTTTAAGACATGCAAACTACACAACAACCGAGCGTAATGCATTGAGTGTTGGTGCAGGCACAGTAATTTGGAATACTACAGACTCTAAGTTGCAAGTTTATAACGGATCTAGTTGGGAAAATCTACATTAACCATTGACAGTCTGTTTACCTTGTGTTAATATAAAACATAACAAAGGCAAATAGAAAGAGGCTTATATGGAAAAGATTATTGTAACAGACTGCGACGGTGTACTACTCAACTGGGAGTATGCTTTCTGCGCTTGGATGTCACAACGTGGATACACCGAGATTGAAAACGGCAACCAAGAATACAACATTGGCAAACGCTTTGGTATTACACTAGAAGCAGCCATTGAACAAGTTATAATCTTTAACGAAAGTGCAGCAATGGCATTCCTGCCAGCACTGCGTGATGCACGTTATTATGTAAAGCGGTTGCATGAAGAACACGGGTATATGTTCCATTGTGTTACAAGTATGAGTCTTGATCCTAATGCTAAGAAACTGCGTCAGATGAACTTGGATAAGTTGTTTGGTTCAACAGCGTTTCCGGTACTAGAGTGTTTGGATACAGGTGCAGACAAAGAAGAAGCACTTGAGAAATATCGTGACACTGGTTACTACTGGATTGAAGATAAGTTTTCAAATGCTGTTGCAGGACAAGTAGTAGGTATGAATCCAATCCTTATTGAACATGGATGGAACATGAATGAAGTTGTACCAGATGGTATGAAAAAAGTTGCAACTTGGAAAGAGTTATACGAATACATCGTTGGTGACTAAGTTGTCCGAACTACATGACGCAATGAAGGTTGCATTTGCAACTTATATTAAAGAATCAGAGAAGTTTGAGCAGGACGGTGTTAAAGTTAGTGCTGTTCGTGCTCGCCAAGCTCTCAATGATTTAAAAATATTAATTACGGAACGTAGAAAAGAAATACAGGATCAGAAATTAAAGACATGATAAATCCAGAAACTACCGAATATCTCGAAAATATTGCTGCTAAGGTTGTAATGTATAATAAAGCAAAAAAAGAAGCTGTAACATACTTAGTAGACAATCAGATTGTTAATGAAAATAGCATACAGAATGCATTGATTATGAGTCAAATATGGTTAGCACATCAGATCGGCGACTCTATTTCTATCAATGATATTATGATTTATCTTGGCAACACAGATGCTCCTGCTAACGAGGAAATGGAAGAAGTCATTCTCGATGATACTATGGCCCAGCTGACATTAACAGAAGTACTAGAAGCGGCAGTGATGAAATGATGACAACAGTTATTGGTAATGCAACAGTTAGTATTTGTGAAGACACTGCAAAGTGTGGTGTTAGTAATATTGTGTTAGCTGATATTGACGAAGTTGTAGCGTTTATCAATAAAAACAACTATGTAGTAGATATCATCTGCGGAGCACCAAAAGCAACAAACCGTTTGAGTTATTTTACTGCTGGAAAGATTGTAGACAAACAAGTGTATGACACCCTATTAGGAGAATACAGTTGAAAATAAAAGCAACGTCTACAACACTTGTACGAGGAAACGATATGCTAGTTTTTGATCTTAAACTAAAGAAACCAATGGCACTTATTGATTACTACAGCAACAATGAATTTACGTATCAACTACAGTGTCCAGTCAATCAAGCCGACCGTGTTTACAAGCAATCAATTTATGAAGGATATATTGAGCATGTTAGCGCCACACATTCAGTTATAAAGTAAATACCTTTAACAGCAAGGAGAAGCTAATGTGTTCACCGTTTGTAAGAAAAGAAGCCAACAGGTATTTCTGGTTAGTTAAAGGTCACTTAATTCCAAAACAAGAATCTGATGCAGTTGTTGAAGGTTATTACGATAGTTATTTTAAACGCCTGTGGAATGATGAGTCTCAGTGCTTAGACGTATATGAACGTGGATTTGAAGCAGCATATGCAGCAAGAGAAGTCGAAGTACTAGATGAAGAAAGATCATATGTAGCTGTATTAGGCTACGATTAATAATAGAAAGAAACTAAATGAAATGTAAAGCTGGCGATTTTGCTCACATACTTTACTCTGTACGTCCAGAGAACATCGGTCGTGTTGTAAAAGTAGTTGAGTATATTGGTAAGTTTGAAGAAAAAGAGCAGTGGCAGTTTAGAGGTATGCCGTGTCAAGCACCTGTTCATGATCACTTTTGGTGGATTGAAGCAGATGACCTAGCAAGTGGTTTTGGCCCAAGTCCTAAAGCATATATTGCCGATACATGGTTAGAGCCTATTAAAAACCCTAACAAAAAAATAGAAGAAAAAACAGAAATTGAACTTGACATGTTTCTATAAACGTGTTATAAATATTGAATGAAACCTACAAAATCTAATACATTTTGTCATTATCCTTTTAAAAGTTTGGCATTAAAAAACTGGCAGAAGGATAAACTTGGAACTCCTTGGGTGTGTTGCAAAATGGGAGATAACAATGTTGACCTAGGTATAACACCAGAAAATCTTACACCAGATCAAATATTCAATCATCCTCGATTAGAAAAACTAAGATATAATGCATTAAATAATATACAAGACGAAGCCTGTGCAACTTGTTGGAAACAAGAACAAAAGAATAATATTAGCAAACGTTTGTTGAGTGAAGGAACAGGAACTACTAACCTAAC